CGAATTCATATCTTCGGGCTTGTGCGGGTCATCAATCAGGATGATATCCCCGCCCCGCCCCGTTAATGTGCCACCCACAGAGGTCGAGAAACGTCCACCACCCTTTGAAGTTTCAAAATCATTGCGCGCGGCACGCCCCCGTTCGATCCGCGTGGCCGGAAAGCACTCCTTGTACCAGGGCGAGTCCAATACCTTCAGACAATCCATCGCCAGTTTCTCTGACAATCCCTCGGCATAAGACACTGCAAGAACCCGCTTGCGCGGATTGCGGCCCAAAAGCCAGGCCGGGAACGCCACCGAGGCCGCAATCGACTTCAATGACCGCGGCGGCATGGTGATGATCAGGCGCGTGATCTCGCCCCGTTCAATCCGTTCCAATTGATGTGCAATCGCATCGATATGCCAGTTGTGCTGATAGGCACTGCTGGGATCAACGGTGGCAAAGACCCGCTGGATGAAGCTCGAGAGATCCTGGCGCAAAACGGCGTTGAAGACGTCAACCGGGTTCAGATCATTCGCCATCGCCCTGATCCTCCCCGTTGGTCGCACTGCCAAGACTTTCAACATAACGCTGCAGGATATCTTCCTCACTGGCATACAGATTGCGTTCTTTGGAATGTGCCGCTCTTTCGGCAGATCGCTCATCCGCCATCGAAAGCAAGCGGTTCAGTGCCCGTCCGTCCCCTTTCAAGGCTTTTTCCCTGAGCCGCATGAGAGCTGCCAGCTGCGCCGAGACACTTTTTTTCCGACCATTTTCGGTGACCGTGATCTTCGAGCCAAGAACATCATCGAGATCCTTGTCAAAGTTGCGGCTCCCCTTTGGCCGGCCCTTCGGGTTGCCGGAACACCCCTCCTTGAAGCGGGTTTTCTTTGGCGGCTTGCCGTAACCAACCGTGTCGTCGTCGTCCCCGTCCCGGCTCATTGCACCACCTCCCCTGCAAAGGCTGCTTCAAGGGACAGGAACGACACTTGATCGCCGGCCCGAACCGGAACTTTGCCGGTTTCCTGGTGCCATCGGCGCAGGATCACATCCACATAGGCCGGATCAATTTCGAGACCGTAAGCGATACGTCCCGCGCGCTCTGCCGCGATCAGGGTCGACCCGGATCCCAAAAATGGATCCAGCACGATGTCTCCCCGTCTGGAAACATCCAAAATCGCATCCTTCACCATCTCGACCGGCTTGGCTGTGGGATGGGAGCGCAGTTCCTCCATCCGCCCCTTGCGGAACGTGTTCACCCCGGCATAGGTCCAGACATTGGTGCGGTTGCGCCCGAACTTGCCCAACTGCACATTGTTGCGATGCGTGGCCGTGCCCTTGCGGAACACGAAGACCAGTTCGTGTTGCGATCGATAAAGACTGCCCATGCCGCCATTGGTCTTGGCCCAGACGCACATATTGAGCCATTGATCGAACGCGGCCAGTCCCGCCGCGCGGATTTCCCCGACATGGCGCCAGTCCATACAGGCAAACCACACCGCCCCGTCGCGGCTATGCTTGGCACAATGTAAAAAGGTGTCCGTGAGGAAGCCTTCAAATGCCGTTTCGGTCATTTCTCCGGACGCATGTGCAAACTCGCGATGTTGCACTTTGCCACTCCCGCAGACATGACCGGAGATCGGCACATTGTACGGCGGATCGGTAAACCCGAGATCGGCCGCGTTCCCGTTCATGAGACGCGCATAATCCTCACCGTTGCGCGCATCCCCACACAGCACCCGGTGCTTGCCCAACAGCCACAGATCGCCGGATTGGCAAATGGCCAGCCCCGAAGCATCAGGCTCCTCGACAGTATCTGCCGGGGCCTCGGCCGCCTTGACGCCTTCAAGGATCAGATCAATCTCGGGGACATCAAACCCGGTGATTTCCAGATCAAAGTCCAGATCCAGTTCCGAAAGATCCGCCAACTCCGACGCCAGCAACTCCATATCCCAGCCGGCATTCAGCGCAATCTTGTTATCCGCCAGCATCAGAGCCCGTTGTTCAGGCGCACTCAGATGGGTGATCCGGATGGCCGGAACTTCCGTCAACCCCAGTTGCAAGGCGGCTTCCAAGCGGCCATGCCCGGCGATCACGCCATTTGCTTCGTCGATCAGAAGCGGATTGGTAAACCCGAAGGTTCTGATGCTGTCGGCAATCTGGCGGATCTGTTTCTTGTCATGGGTGCGCGCATTGCGCGCCGAAGGGGTGAGATCATGCGGGACTACCCGCTCTAGTACAGGGCTCATAGTTGAGTTCCTTGGTCCGTGCGGCCACAGAGACTGCGGGCGCAGATGAATGGGATGCGCCGAAGCGCGCAGCAATGTATTTGAAGTCTGCGCTCAGAGGCGGATCATCCGAACCACGTGAACTTGTCCATCCCGGACCATACGACCATCCACCCATAACGGTGACGGACAACTCCTCAACCGAGGCCCTTCTGCCACGACCCATCCCGGATCGGGGACTTTTTGCCAGGGGCAAGGTGCGCATCTCGCGCCAACACATGTCAGCCTAGCCTCAACACATGTCATTCCTATGCACTCATCATTGCACAGAAATAGAGTTAAGCAAAGCAATTTTTCCAGATACAGCGCCCTCTACGACTAGACACACAACATGAAGGGGTCTGATGCCCCTATCTTGCCATCCGCCGCGCCTTAACCGACATAGCACTGGACTGTCCGCCCGGACCACGCATCACTGACCTTGAGGCCGACAAAGATCGGGCTTTTCGCAGTAGCAGGCAATTTGCCTTGCAACACACTGCCGAGGAAAGACACATGCCCCTACCCGAACTGCAAAAGCTCGATGATCTCGACCGCTGCGCCCTGCGCGTGGCCTGGCGGGACACAGTCGGGCGATCCGCCCCACCCCGCATGAGCCAGGCCTTCATGCGCCGGGTTCTGGCTTTCGAGATCCAGGCGCAGACCCGGGGCGGGTGTTCAAAGGCCCTGACCAGAGAGCTGCACAAATCGCCGGATGCCGCGACGACGGCCGCAAAGGCCCTGGCCGGCCTCAAGCCGGGCACGCGTCTGTTGCGCGAATGGAACGGCACCACCCATGTTGTGGATGTGTCCGAAGACGGGTTTTTCTGGAAGGGCCGGACCTATCGCTCGCTGTCGGTGATTGCCCGCACCATCACCGGCGCCCACTGGTCCGGGCCACGCTTTTTCGGGATACCCAAAGGAGCGGGCACATGAGCAAAGCCCCAAAGATCCGGTGCGCCATCTACACCCGCAAATCCTCGGATGACGGGCTGGAGCAAGACTTCAATTCGCTGGACGCGCAGCATGAGGCCTGTGTCGCCTATATCGCCAGCCAGAAGCATGAAGGCTGGAAGCTGCTCAACACCCGGTATGACGATGGCGGCAAGTCCGGCGGCACCCTGGAGCGCCCGGCCCTGCAGCAGTTGCTGAGTGATATCGGGACGGGCCGCATCGACATGGTCGTGGTCTACAAGATCGATCGCCTCACACGATCCCTGGCCGATTTTGCAAGGCTGGTGGACCAGCTGGACGCCGCCGGGTGTTCCTTTGTCTCCGTCACCCAGGCCTTCAACACCTCATCCTCCATGGGGCGGCTCACCTTGAATGTGCTGTTGTCCTTTGCCCAGTTCGAACGGGAAGTGACCGCGGAACGTATTCGCGACAAGATTGCCGCCTCCAAGAAGAAAGGTCTCTGGATGGGGGGTGTGCCACCGCTGGGCTATGACCCGCATCCCGAAAGGACCCGCCGGGAACTGGTCCTGAATGAAGGCGAGGCGGTCACGGTGCGACGGCTGTTTGCCCTCTATCAGGAACTGGGTTGCCTCAACGCGGTGACGCGACAGGCGGACGTGGAAGGCCTGCGCTCCAAACACCACGTCTTCAAAACCGGTCGGGAACAGGGCAACCGCCCCTTCAGTCGCGGCCAGATCTATCACGTTCTGCGCAATCCCACCTATCTTGGGCGCATACGGCACAAGGACAGATCGTTCCCCGGCCTGCATGCCGCCACCATCGACCAGGCCCTTTGGGACCGGGTGCAGGCAAAGCTGGAAGCCACGGC